ACTCCGGAGCGGGTCCCGAGTTCGATGACGTGTTGTGCGTTGCGTGACGTGACGAGGTCCACGAACGTCGGGAGGTGTTCGTAGATGTCGGATGGTGTGGCGCAGAGACGGCGGTATTGGTCGGCGAGGATCATCGGGGCCGGTACCACGAGGCGGGGGCGTTGCCGTCCACGATCCATTTCGGCCACGTCTCGTCGACATCCACCGGGCGCATCTTCACGCCGTCAACGTGGAAGCCTTCACGCCAGTAGAAGTTGTCGTTGGCGATCGCACCCCGAATGTCACCCTCTACCTCAGGGTGACAGAACGAGTTGACTTTCTGTGTGGCCCGTTCGGGCCCGCCGAGCCACGAGAAGTGCCAGCCGGCGTCGGGTAGCACTGTCAGCCCGGCGAGGTTGCGTGTGTTGCGCATCGACCCGAACGGATGCGACTGGTGAAGAGCATGGATCGATTCGACAGTCCCGGCGACAGTGCCACGCCACCCCGGCTCGTAGAGCCAATCAACTGCCCAGAAATGGCCGCGCTGCCCGAACCCTACGAAACTTTGCGGGCGGGCGTTGCGGACATGCAACGCACGAGGGATCTCGTCGACGTCGGACTGGAGCACGACGTCTTTGTCGGTGACGCCGATCGTGGCGAGCCCGGCTGCGATGTGTTCTCGTTGTGCGTGTTCCCGTGCCCACGGGTCCGGGGCGTCCTGTGCTGTCGGGAGGCCGGTCGCCCATACCGGAACGATCTTGTCGGCCCACTGTTTGAACCGTTCGCCGTTGTCGAGGTAGTACGACGGTTTCGGCCGGTCCTGGTGGGTTACTTCGGCCTCGACGAGAACAAAGTAGTCGACGGTGTCGTACAGCTCAGTGAGACGCATCTCTAGGACGTCGAGCTCGTCGTGGAACGGGAACGCGTCAATGATAAGCGGCCGGGTCACCGGACGACTCTGTGCTGTTCGATGAGAGGCGCTCTGTTGAGCCATGTGCGCTCGTCGGCCTCTCCGCTGTTCACCGCCGCCATATAGACCGGGTCGGCCCCACGGGCCTTCTCGTCGCCGTCGTAGCCGGGATGGTGATGAATGATCCGGCACTCGTCGGCGTGGCCGTACACGCCACGGGCTTTCGCTAGTTGGATGACTTCGCGATCGACGAACCAATGCCGGTACGCGGTCGGCATCGCGAGGCCTGGACCGTCGAGACTGGCACCGTCGTCGTCGATGTAGCTGCGTCGGATGAAGAAGTGATCGGCGTGGCGTCCCGCAGCAACCTCAGGGTTGCGGATACGTCCAGGTTCGGAATCGTTCGTGCCGACGATGTCGAACCATCGGCTCTGTTCTGCGGCGGCGTCGAACCAGCCCGGCGTGAACTCGACGTCATCGCCGACAACAAGCACCCAATCGGCGTCGGATTGTGCAACGCCGGCGTTGACTTTCTCGGCGTAGGTCGTGTCGGGATCGTCGATCACGATCACGTCGGCCCGGTCGTCGTCGATCGAAGCGACAAGCGCGTCGAGTAGATGCGGACGCATCAGCGGAACGATCACGTCGACCGTTTCCATAACCGGTTTCTCGACGAGTTCGGCCGGTTCCAGCGTGGCGAGGAACGGCACCCAATGATCGGCCCACACCTTGTCGACCGAGTAACCGGCAGCGAACTCCATGCATTCCGTAGCGCACGTGTCGGCGTCTTCGGAGAGCGCCAGATAGGCGGCCTCGAGCTTCGCCATGACGTCATGGATGTACGGGATGACGTACGACGCGACCTGTGATTGATCCCACCACGGCTGCCCGGAGACGAGCCAGCCGTTACCGACCAGTTCGGTCTGTGCAGCGAAATCGGTAGCGATTACGGGCGTGCCGCAGGCTTGCGCTTCGATCAGTGGAACGCAGAACCCTTCGCCGTGAGACGGTGCGAGGAGGACATCCATCGCTGTGTACGCGGCGGCCATCATGTGAGCCGGTAGCCCGATGCGGTAGGCGTACTGATCGGAGAACACCAGCGCATGTTCCGGAACGGCGGCGTGAGCGGCCAACGTCCGCAGATCCAACCCGCCGGCTGCGCCGTAGATCTCGGTATGGATGAACAGAACAGCGTTCTGGTGCCGCTGCCAGAACTGGCCGAACGCACGCAACGCCTCGTTGAACCCTTTGCGATCCATCGGGTCTTTGTTCATGGCGACCATACCGACCACGAACGCACCGTCAGGAAGGTCGAACAGTTGACGGGCGGATACGTCTTCGCCGTTGATCTTCACCGTAAACGTCGGCTTGTAAACCGTCGTGTCCACAGCGAGCGGGATGTATTCGGGACCGAGACCTGCTTGGCGGAGCTGATCGGCCCCGTATTCGGTCATCGCTATCGGCAACGCCGCCGACCCTGACAGGAACGCTGACACGCCCTGTGGGGTCGGGAAATGATCGACGGGGGTCCACGCTGCGACGTTGTAGTCGCGAAGCTCCACAGCCCGTCCTGACAGCGACCAGACGTCGATGAGTAGAATGATCCACCCGGCGGTCTTGTCTCCGTCGAAGAAGTGCTCGGCGTGAGCGAGGATCGTGTCCGGCGAGTTCGTGTACATGCCGTTCGGGTACAACGTGACCTTGTGCCCTTGCGGCGACGTGTACGTGCCGATCCCCCACTGCTGGCCGTGAGTCGACGAGAACGCCACCTCATGCCCGGCTTCGGTGAGCTTGTCGGCCAGGTACTTGCCTTGCACCCCGTAGCCGGTCGTGACGTTCGGCGTGTTGCCGTGAATCAGGAACTTCACCGGGTCACCCCGGCGCGCGATGTGAGAATGACGATCTCGGACGGGTTGAGCGTCGACGGCATCATCGTGACGACGTTCTCGCCTGACGCTTCGAGCTCGCGGAGACGATGCTCCAGGTTCTCTTCGGGTACGCGGTGAACTGGCATTTCGTTTGGTCCTCCCGGCAGGGGTTGGGGGTAGAGACCCGGCAGGGGCGCGGCGATCAGAACCCATGACCAAGGGCCGGTGATCGCCGCGCTTTCCCCTGCCGGGGGATTCAATGTGTCAGGTGACGGACTGACGGAGCAGGTTCACCGCGGTGAGGTCCTGGTATCCGCCAGCGGCACGCCACTTGCCACGGAAGTACACGTCGTCTTCCTTGAACCCGATCGAGTCGTTGCGCTCGATGATCGGGTCGCCGACGAGACGACAGATGAACGAGTTCCAGTCACCGAAGAACAGAACCCGGTTCGCTGAACCGATCCCTGCGACGCTCGGGTCCGTGAAGAACGGATGACCGAACAGCGTGTCGGGCTGACGCTGACCAGAAACGCCGGTCTGCGTGGACGGCTGCCACAGCGGCGCGCCTTCCGTACCGCCGGCCCCGTCACGGAGCTTGCGGAGCGTTCCAGCGGTCGAGTCCTTCGCCAACCAGGCCGTGTTGCCCGACGCACGATAGGCGTCGTTGACCGAGTACTCCAGGTTCACGAGGTCGTTGTAGCCGGGAGCGATGAGCGAACCACCGGTAGCGACAGTGCCGGCAGCGCCGGTCACGACCCCGCCGATCATCGCAGCAGCGAGAGCCTCATTGACACGACGACCCACAGCACGACCCACGTCACGGGCAAGGAACGAAGCGAGATCGACACCGTTGTCGGTGATGACATCGTTGTTGACCTCGATCAGTTGCGCGTACTTGGTTGGGGTGAGCGTGAGCTTCCCGAACGCCGGGTCGGCACCACCGATCGTGGTTCCCTGACCGGCGACCTGAGTCGCAACGCCATGAGTGACGACCTTGCCGAAGTCCATCGGCTCGCCCGAAGAAGTGACGACCTTCGTGGTCGGCATCCGCAACGCTGCGATGTTCGCCTCAAGGACCTCGTACAGGGCACGATCGAGGATGGTCGGCACGACCGAAGCGGCCGATCCGGTATCCCACGTCAACGCACGGATCTCGTCCGGCGAAGCACCCATACGAAGCAGGTCACGCTCGCGCATGACACCAGTGACGTTGGTACGAAGACCGTTGACCTTCACACCGTCATCGTCGGTGGTGTTGAAGCGGGTTTCGCCTCGAGCCCACGACGCAATGCGGTGGTTCAGGTTCTCGGTCTCGGCGACATCGCCGGGCTCCTGGTTGAACGCGATCGCCTGCGCCTCACGGATCTGTCCGGCTTCGACGTCGTTCTTCTCACGTGCAAGAAGCTCATCGGCTTCCGACGCGAGAACGTCCATCCGCTCGTTGTAGCGCTCCCACTGGGTGCGCTGCTCGGCGGACATCTCTTCGCCCTTGAGTTCTGACAGGAAGCCTTCGGCCTCAGACCAGACCCGGGCACGGGTTTCGAGGAGCGCGGTGGCGCGCTCCGATGCGGTAGACATTTCTGCAACCTCCGGTTGCTAGTAGTTGTTTTGGGGGTTGCGACGTGGTGCCCTTCACGTGGTGCCACCGTCGGTGGTCCGGGGTGAGGGTCCGGGTTCGCAGGCGTCCTACGCCGCTCGGCGACGCTGGAACAGTTCGATGAGTTCGTCGGTCACGATCAGACCCGTAGGGGTCCTCTCCTGCACGACAGGTTCTTCGACATCTCCGGCAGGGAGCAGCGATTCAAGATGCGCGATCGCCCGACGCAGCTCGTGCTCGTCGTAATCGACGGAACGGGCCCGACCAAGATCGACGATCAGCGAACGGATCGAAGCGGCGGTGGCGTCGTTTGCGCCTTCCTCCACGACAGACACTTCACGCAGCGCCGCTTCGTTCACGGTCCGTTCCGTGTACGTGTCGTTCCAGATCGTCCCGTCGGCCACGTCGTTGAACCCGATAGACATCTCCGTCATCTCGCCTCGTTTGATCGCCGAGCGAAGAATCTGGACATCGGGACGGGCAGGGTCGAGCTCGGCCTGGACCCGCAGATGCGGATCAGCGACAAGGGCCAGCGTGCCGGCCTTCTTCGTAGCGAGCGGAATGCCACGGTGTTCGTGGTTGACGAACAACGACACACGGTTCTCGGCGTTGCCGAGCGTCCGCTCGAACGCGCCGGGTGCGATCGTTTCGGTGAACTCGCCGAAACGGTCACGGACCGTGTACGGATGGTCAACGGTGCAAGCAACACCCTCGAACGTCCACGTATCTGCACCTTCAGCGTCGCGGAGCTCAAGTTCCGTGACCGCATAGGTGCGGCGTTGAAACCCGGCTTCGGAACGGGCAGCGATATCAGGCTCCATCAGGAACACCTCCAGAAGATTGTTTGCCGTGGGTCGCTATGTAGGCGAGCAGTTCGGCATCGGTGAGCGGCAGAAACCCGAGGATCTCTCGGGCTTCATCGATCGACATGAACCCGTTACTAACAGCGACGCTGAGCGTCTCGTAAGAC